ATTAACACAAAAAAAGGGACGGAGTTTTGACACTCTGTCCCTTGTTCCCACATCAAAAGTTTTCTATGTTTCACAACTGGGTGGGGTTATTGATGTGTTGTGTACCACCCCTTGTTGCTAATCTATTTTAGGTCTGTGTGTTACACCACTACCCTAGTATAGATACCTATTCGTTTGCCAACTTTTCAAAGTATGACATAGCATCATCATCGTCATCAGATGCCGCAGGCGCACTGCCTTTCATAGGTTCTGGTGCAGATTCAGACTTGAACTGAGGTTTAAAGTCAGTCGTACCTTCATCTTCCATAATCCTATCAGCAGCAGTCTTAGCGGTGTTTACTGTACCAGTAAGAACTGCATCTAAACGAGTCTTCAATTCATCATATGACTTGAAGTTAGACGGTGCAAGAAACTCAGCAAGTGAGTGTTGACTAGCATAGATTGTCTCCAACTCTTCATCAGTTGGTTTCAATGCAGATTTAGCATCCAAACCAGACTTATCGTAGTTCCAGTAACCATCTACCTTGCGAATCTTCAACATGAAGTTAGCACCTTCCCAAAAGTCAAATGGGTTGACTGGCAACTCATCTGGAAATTCTGGTTGCATTGCTTCCATCAACTTATCAAAGATTTTCTTACCGAAACGGTAGAGCATCACTTTACCCTCATTCTGAGGATTAGTTGGATCACTTACAACGTACACGTTTGCATAGTATTGCAACTTGCGTTTCTGTTTACGAGCAATCTCTTTATCACTTTCCACGCCTGAATTCCATAACTGTGAGTTGTACTCAGAGATAGGGCAGGTTTGGTTAATGGTAGTTAGAGAGTTCTCAATAAACCATTGTCCAGTAGGGCCTTGAAACGCATGGTTCCAAATCCGAACCCAAGGTAACTCTTCACCAGTAGGTGCAGGCAAGAATCGAAGTACTGCGTACCCATTCCCTACCTTGTCAACCTGTGGTTTCCATAGCCGTTCATCGACATAGGACTTAGAGTCCTTCTGTGGTGCTTCATCCTTTTGGACTTGTTGTAGTAGTTTATCCAGACTGTTCTGGTTTCTTAGTGCTGAAATTGACATATATTTTCTCCGTATGTTTATCGTATGTTTAAGTATTTCACATTATTCATTATGTAGTTTGTCACATCTTTCATCATGTAACAGTATATATTATACCTAAAAAGTGGGGCTTTGTCAAGAAGTTTTTAAAACTTTCCTTCACGAATATTTCTACTCGCCTCATCCCATTCTTCAGGCTTGGCATCCCAAAGAGATGTCTGTTTTGGTTGGTACTTAGTAGTATCTTCCCCATAACGTCCACGTTCTCTGTTACCATCACCGTTCAATTCCGTTACGTCTTGTTGCATAGACTTGTAATCTACAATATCTTGCTCGAAGCCATCTTCGGGAACTATCTCAACATTACCTTCAAAGTTATATCCATTAGCCTTGAGGAATAGTTGAAATGCGTCACACATCTCAGCGAGGCAGGCATCTGTCTCAACGACAATCTCCACTCTCTTTATGTGATGTGCTGTAAGTAATCTACCTAGATTACCTTCTGCTTTTTGCTCTTCATGTATAAATTTATACACTTTTAAGTTGCTCCATTAGTGGAAAGATTTTAGCAATCTCAATTGCACATTTCTGTGCAACTTCCATATGCTCCTTTTGCGTTCCATTCGCACCACGAAGTTCAATGTAATGAACCCATGAACGTAATGAACCTTGCATATATAGACGAGTCTTGGTCAACCCTTCTGGAAGAACTGCACGAGCCTGTTCTTTTGCAATACCGTTATCAATCGCCCACTGATAACATTGTTTTGCTTGGTTGATTATACCAATCTGTCTACGGTTCCAATCTTTAATAAGTTCTTGATGAACTTGATTATCGACTAGTGATGGGTCATTCTCAATCTCAATAGAATTCTGTCTATTGGTTGTATCCTGTAGACGGCATTCTCTTGTAGTGAATGCATCTCCCATCTCAGACGGTTCTGCATACCTTTGAGAAAACTCTTGGAATGCAAAACTTCGGTGACGCACAATCTGGTGAGCAATGTCACGAGTAGTGTCGATTTCAATCGTAGCACTAGCCATTTCCAATGGACTCCAATGTTTGTGTTTCACCAAATACTTAATAAGTTTTTCAGATGTCTTCTGGTTCATCTGATTAGAAGGATTAGATACACGAGCACAGAATGCAATCAAATCTTGCACATCATCTATACCAATTATACCGTTCTCGCTTGGTGGTTGGGTATAAGCAATCAATTTTGCTGTTGTTACCATTTTATTTACTTCCTTAATCTCTGTCACTCTCATCCTCTTTCTTTGTCAAACTATAACCACCATCAGGCAGTTCTTCCCATAACAGAGTATCGCCTTTATCCCAACCTACTGCATCAATTGATCCATGTGGGAATTCAAAAAACATCTCTTTTGTTTTACCATCTTGTTGGACTTCAACCAACCATTCATTTTGTGACAATTGTTTGTATTTCATAACAACCCCTTTAAAAAATTGAGCAGTTTATTATCCTACTCAGGATATATAACAATTACGCCTGTTTACGATACTTAGGACGATAACCATTATTGGACTTATTAGAAACTTCAGCAAGTTTCTTTGAGAGAACTGAGTCACGCTTTTGAAGCTCTGACAAGTCAAACTCAAGAGTCTTAATTCGTGACTTTGCAGATTGCAACTTTGCACGATAGAAATCTCTTTCCCTAATAAGTTCATTCGCTGGTATGACTTTTTGCATATCCATTGAAATTCTCCTTCACTAATTGGAGTAGTTTTGTTTTACACTTCACCTTATCGTAAGGCAGAAATGCGGCGTATTTGACGATTAATCGTCTAGTGTCTGGCCATATTAAGTCATCTTTCATTCCTTCATCAAACCGTTTAACATAGTTAAGTAACCCTTGTAAGATTACCGCCGATTCAATACTTACTCGTTTAGCAAGTATGTTCTTCAATAATACAGGATGTTTACCGTTTTGTAAAGAGAAAATTGAATTAAAATCTTCAACTTGATCAAACAAAAAGTGCATGTCCTGTAGAAAGTTATATGTCAAGGACTGTTTGTTCTTAGACCATTCCATATAGTTCTCTTCACTGAAATCACCCAACCATCCTTTTGGGGACTTTACAAAATTAGAAATATAATAATCTTGTGTCTTATCTCCATACTTTCTTGCTACCCTTGCAAAGAAATACCTATCCCTTCGCTTTAAGAAGGATGCTTTTGTTGCAGAAGTCTTTCCACCGTATCTAGTATAATCATAGTTACTGGTGAAATGTAGTTTCAGACCAAGATATATCTGGTAGGATTCCCACGCTTCCATTGGTTACATCCTTAAATTGGTAGGGTTGCTACTCGTGGCAAGAAGTTTAACTTCCTTGCATCTGCTTCTATTTTTTCTTTGAGTGGTTTGGAAATAAGTGGCCCAATAGTATCTGGTTCCATATTATTTTTCTCACAATAATCTAAGATAGCATCCATGTACGATATATCATCTGCTGTATTTACTATTCTTTCGATTTTGAGGGCGAACTTCTTTGGTGTCATCACAACTAGTTCTTCTAGATTCATTACAAACTCCTGTTAACAGGTTTAAAAAGGTGGAGAAGGCGGTATTAATAATACCGAAACCTTCTCCGATTTTTGTAGACTTACCGTAGGTCTACATGGATGTGTTAAGTCATCACACTATAAAATTTGGAGCGGGTGGAGAGAATCGAACTCCCGTCATAAGGTTGGAAACCTCAAGTAATGCCATTATACGACACCCGCTGGATACCACTTTTCTGTTGCTAAGTAAGTGGTCAACTCCCTGTGTTTACGCCGCTAGGGCGAAATCAGATGTGGCAAAGTTATCGTTTGCGTTTAGTTTTGTTTGACTGTCTAACGTAAGTCACCACGGCAATCTACTCTCATCTCTATCCGTCAGTCGATCCTATTCATCCCCATCAAAAACATACTAGCATCCTTTTCAGTATGCTTTTGGTGGAGATGGAGGGATTCGCACCCTCGTCCTGTCCAAACTTTGAATCGTATTAACGATTGCATTCCTATTTATACATCCATTATATCAGATGGTAGTACTGATGTCAAGAAGTTTATGTAAACCTTTTCCACTTCCTATGATACACCCCATATTATTTTTTAATGAAAACTCTACCAGTGTCCATGTCTTGGTTTGTTCATTGAAAGCAACTACTATTCTTGTTTTAATTGGTTCTCCAGATTTTCCTCTGGAGAAACCATCCATTGAGAATAAAGGTATTTCTCTGAACTTCTTGGTTATATCAATTACTTCTTTTTGTGTACCACAATAGACAGGTTTATTTACCCATTGTGGTTCAGCATGTGCTTTATCCGGCAATACCAGCAGAACTGTTCCCAACAGCATTGTCAGTATTGTTATTCGACACTTGGTTATCAACCGCATTTTCTTTCTCCCATTCTTCTGCAAACAGGTCGATGGTATCAACTAAAGCCTGAAGATAATCTTTCTTATCCTTGATAAACTCTTGGACAAGTCCATCTTCAGTAACGACAAGAATTACGATTTGATTAATCTCAATCCCTGTTCGTTCTTGAAACATCTCTGCATAAGCAGATGCCTGCATATAGTATTCAAAGTTATAGTCATCCTTGCGTTCAGAACGAGAAGTCTTAAAGTCGATAATAGATGGAACTCCGTTCCAATCTGCAATGCAGTCCACACGGCCTGCAACACGATACTTCTCACTCCATAATCCAGCTTCTTGTGCATAAATATTACTAATGCGTTTCTCAAGAG